TGATGCCATCGACAAAAGTATGGGATGTGCTGTGACGCATCCGCACAGGTCGAGAGGCTGACCAAGGCCGGGGATGAACTTGAGCGAGTGCTTACGAGCAAGATGTCTTCTTATGAAGTCGGAAACGCCTCGTTCCAATGGCGAGCCGCCAAGGAGGGCAAGCAGCCGTGAAGCACCCGAAGCAGGTCGGTATGTCCTGCAAGAATACCCGCTTCATCAAAGCCTCCCTCACCCCCAACGAAGCCAGGCTTGTCGAGAAGACCACAAAAGCCGACCGTGATCGATGGAACGAACTGATGGCCAAACCTTGGAACAAATGGCAACCTCAAGAAGAGACAACTACGGCAAAATCAAGCAAGCGGTCGTCGAAGCCCACGCCGCCGGCCTGACCTACGCCGACGTCCAGGCCAAGTACGGCTACCGACGTGCCAGCCTTTACGAAGCCGCCCGACACCTTAACCTTAAACTCAAACCCTCCAAACATCGCACATGAGAAAGCCCCCTATCAACCTTACCCAGTATACCCATAAGATGCCACGCCGCTGCCACGCCCTGCTCGTCATCCTCGACGGGGGTAAGGTAGAGCATCCCGAGTTCGTGGCCTACAGCCGAGACGAGTACGCCACCGAGCTGGCCAAGTGGAAGCGCACCGTGCTGCCGACCCTCCGCCGGTCGAACGTCGAGTTCTGGGAACTGCACAACGGCGATCATCAGGCGGTCAACCTGCTCAACCGATGAGCCGCCAGAAGATTAATTGCTACGGGCGTCCGCCGGCCAGACTGGCCGTCCTAGAGGGCATCAAGCACGGCCTGACCGCCAAGGAGACCGCCTACTCCTACGAGTATAGCCTCCGCGCCGTGCAGGAAGCCGCCGCCCGCATGAAGGTGTCCTTCATCTGGTCTGGAATCGGTCGACCCCCTAAACACCTGCCTAATAATAACAATGAACATCAATAAGGGCTGGAAGCGGTTCATGGCGGTCGGCTGCTCCCACGGGATGTATGCCGACCCGAAGGCCATCTCGGGCGTCCTCAAGTTCAAGGAACGGTGGAAACCCCATATGACCGTCCACCTAGGCGACTTCGTGGACATGACCCCCTTCATGTCGTCGGCGCGGGGCAAGGGCGACGCCGTCGAACCCGATATCGGCGGGGGGCTGAAATTTCTAGACCAGCTCCGCCCGAACATCGTTCTGGCCGGCAACCATGAGGTACGCCTATGGCGGGAAGCGGCTTCGGACGACGAAATCTATTCCGGCTACGCCCTTCGCCTGATCAACGACATTACCGAGCATTGCCGTAAGCGAAAAGCCCTGTTCATCGAGTACACGGGCATCTGGCAGGCGTTCCAGTTGGCCAACTACAAGTTCACCCACGGCACCGTCTACGGGGAGAACGCCCCACGGGACATGGCCGAGATGTACGGCAACGTGATCTTCGCCCACACGCACAAGGTCGGTCGCATGACGGGACGCCGGGACGATACTCCGACGGGCATCAGCGTCGGCACCCTGACCCGCCGGGGGGCTATGGATTATGCCAACACCCGCCGCGCCACGTTCGCCTGGTCGCAAGGCATGGTCTTCGGCTACTATACCGACGATAAACTCATACCGTGGGTGCATGAGCAGCCGCACGGCCAAGACGAATGGATTTTACCCGTATGAAGACCGAAGAAGTCCTGAAGAAACTCTGGAAAATAAGGTCTAAGGGAGCCGACGAGATTCCCAAAGGCTTCAAGGACTTGGATCAGTTGACCAAGGAATGGAAGGTTCACCGCACGACGGCGCGGGAATGGGTGCTGGAACTGGTCAAGGCCGGCGAGATAAAGCAGCTCAAGTTACGCTTCTTCGACGGTAAGCGTATCCAGATGAAATACTTTTACGGTTGATGAAACCCATTTGCTTCAAGGTACGGGGGGGTGGTAATTGCTCTGGTACGAAGGGCGGACGAATCCGGCTTGGCGTTAAGGGTGGCGGCACCGGCCCTCTTGTTTACGAAGACAAGGTCTTCACTATTTCCACAAGCCCTGATCAGTACTTGTTTATTTCTGAAAACCATAGTAACGAGTACAAGTATAACCAGCCACCCATGAGCGAAAAACAAAACAAGATTCGCTATCTTTCTGTTTGCTCCGGCATGGAGGCAGCGTCGGTAGCCTGGCATCACATGGGCTGGAAGCCGGTCGGATTTTCCGAGATTGAACCTTTTCCATCAGCCATCCTCAAACACCGATTCCCTAACGTACCTAATTATGGCGACCTCACCAAACACGCCGAGTGGCCCCTATCAATTGGAGATGTGGACCTCCTCGTCGGCGGAACTCCCTGCCAGTCTTTCTCAATCGGAGGCAAGCGAGGAGGCATGGATGATCTCCGTGGTCAACTCGCCCTTGCCTTTGCCGAGCTGGCTGGACGACTTCGACCGCGCTGGATTGTCTGGGAAAACGTCTCGGGCGTTCTATCCAGCGGCGGCGGACTCGATTTCGCCGCCTTCCAAAGGTCGCTGGTTGACCTCGGGTATTGCTGTGCCTGGAGGCAGCTGGACTGCAACGGCTTCGGACTTCCCCAGCGACGCAAAAGAGTGTTCCTTGTCGGATATCTTGGAGACTGGCGACCACCTGCTGCGGTACTCTTTGAGCGCGGAATGTTGCAGGGGAATCCTCGAAAGGTCGAAGGGCAGGGGGAAGAGTATGCCGGCTCCTCTGATGAGAACATTGGAACAGGTTGCGAGCAAGCCCCAGTAGCTTTTCAGCCTGGCAACCTACGACGTCAGGCCGTAGCTAACCCGTCCTACGACTTCTTCCCTACGGTGTCTACGGACAGCGGGGATCAGAACGCCCATGTGGCCATCCCGCCGTCGACGGTTCGACGTTTGAGTGTCGTCGAGGTCGAACGCCTGATGGGCTTTCCCGACAACTGGAGCCGCATCCCGTACAAAGGTAAGCCGGAGGAAGAGTGTTCGGACTCACCCCGTTACCACGCCTGTGGCAATTCAATGGCCGTGCCGGTCATGCGCTGGATTGGCGAACGCATCAATTTCATCCATGGCAAAGTATCATCCTAACGCAATCCGCATCGAGCCTGGAGAGTGGTTCGACGACGCTATCGTCGGGACGTCAAAGGACGGTTTCCTGATCTACTCCTATTACCGGCTTATCGAAGTACACATGAGGTACATGAACGAGTCCGAAGAGGACAGCGCGGAGTGGATTAATTTCAATGTGATCGGCCTGACCTGCGACAACGCACCGACTTTCAAGGTCAGTTACGCCGCCCGGTATCAATGGAAGAAATATAAGCCGAGCTGCCTTAAAGGATTGCGTAAGCGGAAATAGGCGTCCACAAGTCAAAGAGCCACCATGACCACCGAAGATTACCTTTTCCCGGTTTCTGAAGTGAAGACCGTCCCCATGACGTCTTCCGAGAAACATAAAAAACTGCGTAAGCAGCAGGCCGAAAACAGCGACCGGCATCATCACCCGGAAGAAAAGATCAAGCAGCTTGAGACGCTTGCCCCTATGATCAAGGGCGACATCTTGGAAGTCTTCGCCGGAAAGGGAAACCTGACCAAGTGGTACGAGCAGCACGGCAACGTGACCGCCATGTCTAAGGAGACTACCGGCGACAGCTTCAACTACATCTACGAACTACGCGCCAAGAAGAAGAAGTATGATGTCATCGACATCGACGGGTACGGTTACCCGGACAAATTCTTCCCGGTGGTCTTTGAGATGATGAAGCCCAAGTGCCTTCTGATCTTCACCTTCCCCATGGTCGGGGTGCAATGCGTCAACGGCATCTACGAGATGCACTACGCCGTATTTTGGAAAAGCACCAGGCCGAGCATCGGAGACGTGGTCGGAGGCATCACGGACATGGCCATGAGGGAGTGGACTATCCCCAGTCTTGTCGACGTCACGAAGATGAAGCCAATCCTGCGATTCGCCTTCATGTGCGAACGCAAGAAGGCCACCGAACTTTGCAACGTCAGGAACCGATAACATGACCACCGAGGATCGTATTTCCGGGGCGAGAGCCTATCTCGCCAAACTGCCTGCCGCCGTCGCCGGCCAAGGCGGTCACCCCGCCACCTACCGCGCCGCCAGCATCCTTGCCAACGGCTTTGACCTGCCGTGGTCGGACGCCTGGGCGTTGCTACAGGAGTTCAACGCCCGTTGCTCTCCCCCTTGGTCGGAGAAAGACCTGCGTCACAAGTTGAACGACGCCTACGTCAAGCCGCACGAACGCCAGAAGGGCTGGCTGGTCGCCGGCAAGGAACGCCGTGTCGGCGCGAACGGACGCTTCGTCTTCGACCCGAACCGGGTGGCGGAGCTGGTCGACGTGCAGACGCCGTTCACGACCGCCGACGTGCTGCTGAACTGCTTCAAGGACGAGGACGTCATCTGCATCACGAACGAGGCCGGCCAGACCGATGACGGCAAGTGGTTCCCAGCGTCGAAGGGCATCTTCCTGACCCGCGCCGAGTGGATCACCAAGTTCTTCGGCCCCGGAGCCGTGGGGGCTGCGAAGTTCGCCGGCACGGAGTCGGGGGCTTGGATTCGTATCAACCCCTTCACGCCCGACGACTTTACGGGTACCGACGGTTCGGTGTCGGCCTACCGCCATGTCTTGGTCGAGTTCGACAAGAAGGCCAAGGACGAGCAGATCGCCATCTTCCAGCAGTCCAACCTGCCCATCAGCCTGCTCGTCGACTCGGGCGGCAAGTCCGTCCACGCCTGGGTGCGTGTCGACGCCCAGACCAAGGAGCAATGGGAGGAACGCCGTAATACGGTGTATGACTACCTTTCGGACCACGAACCCGACCCGCAGAACAAGAACCCTTCCCGCTGGAGCCGGCTGGGGGGCATCATGCGCGGCGAGAACGAGCAAAGAATAGTGGCGTTCAAGATTGGTTCGCTGGACTGGGACGAGTTCATGGCGTGGCGGGAAGGTCAGGACTTTCCCGAGGAAGTCACGACCGACATCCTTGAGAACTACGACGTACTGAACGACCCTAACACGGTCATCGGCCACGGTCGTTGGTTGCAGAAGGGCGGCTCGCTGCTGATCACCGCGCAGTCCGGCATCGGCAAGTCTTCCTTCGCAATGCAGATGGCCATGTCATGGGCTTGCGGACGGGAGTTGTTCGGCATCCCGGCGAAGCACCCGCTGAAGATGGGCGTCCTCCAGGCGGAGGGCGACGTCGGCGACATGGCTCAGTCCTTCCAAGGCGTCATGTCTGGCATGAGGATGAATAACGACGAGAAGGCGATGGTCAGGCAGCACCTGCATTTCTTTAACGAGTCATCAAAGCGCGGCTCAGATATCATTCAGCTCGCCCGTAAGATTATCGTCCGGCATAAGTTGGACGTCATCGTCCTCGACCCGCTGATGGCCTACATCGGCGGCAACATCAATGACAACGTCGACGTGACCAACTTCTGCCGTGGCCTGCTGGAGCCGATGCTCAAGGAGACGGGGTGCATCGCCATCCTGATCCACCACGAAGGCAAGCCGAAGGCCAAGGAGGTCACGGATGGCCAGACCTTCTCGGATATGATGTACAGCGGTACGGGCGGGGCGGAGTTGGTTAACTACGTCCGTGCCGTGCTGAACATCCGTCGGGAGTCGAAGGACTTGCCGGTGTTCTCATTCAACCTATCGAAGCGCGGCAAGGAAGCCGGGATGCGGACGCCTGACGGCAAGCCTACCCTTGTCCTGAAACTCAAGCACTCGGACGACCGGGTTTTCTGGGAGGTCGCCCCCTTGGCCGGCGGTTTCGAGCTGCTCAAGGTCGGGCAGCAGTATCGGCACTTTGAGTCCAAGCCCCGCCTGAGCCGGGGGGCTTTGCTGGAGGAACTGGTGGCGGATCACAAACTCCAGCGCGACCAGGCGGAAGCCCTGATTAAGGCTATGGTGACCAACGGCATCATCGAACCCCGCAAGGTGGGGGCGGCGTTGTACTACCAAGGCACCAAATACGACGCCTAAAGACCCCCCGAGAGAAACCATCGTCGAGAGGGCCGAGGGGTACTAAAGGACGACTCCCCCGTACCTTTCGGCAGAGGGGGGAGCCATTATGGGTTTAGCCCCCTGTCAATACCACCTAGGAAGCCCGTGGCGGCGTTTTCTTCCGTAGTCTGACTACTACTGCCAACCCGACCCCCAGACAGCCTACGCCCAAAGCCCAGCCCAAGTCCCGGCAGGACTGAAGGGCGAGGGTGGCGGTGGACATATTCCGCTCCAAGTCCTTGGAGTCTGACTTCAGCCCCCCGTCGGTCACCAGCATGACGAGGGCGTCGGTGTTCTGGAGCTGGTCTAGGACGAAGCCTGCGATCCAAGCCGACATGGCTGCGGCGAGGCCGGCGGCGACGACCAGGCCGATGACGGCGAAGAGCAGGTTGCTCTCACTTCCGTCGCTTGGAGGCAGGTCTTTTTTTGGCATCTTTTTTAGGGACGCCTACCTCGGCGTCGCCCTTCGACTTGATATACCTCATCAGGTAATCCAGACATTCTGGCGCGGCATAGCCGCTGGCACCCACGACGCCCATTTTTAGGCCGGCGTTTTGAATATGGTCTTGGATGCAATAGCCAACCAAGGCGGCGGTGATCGCAGCGGCAAGGACACGACGGATTACCCAGCCCAGCGAGACCGGCTCGGTACTGAGGAGAAGTCTGGCCACCATTGCCAAGCCCCCTAGGACTCCCGCTATGACGCCGTCTTTGACCTCCCTAGGGATGTCGTCGGGATTGAGAGGTGCCGCACTCACGAAATCTTGGGGGGCTTGGCGTTAGGGGCGAGCAGGACACGGCGGTAGTCCTGATTCCAAAGGACGTCGGCGAGGTCTTTGCCTGCGCGGTCGACTTGGGCTTCCGAGAGTTCTGGGAAGGTCAGGTGAATCTGCTCATGGCAGAGGACTTCCAACTGCCGCTTGGCACCGAGGCGGGGGTCAATTTCAATCAGCCCTTCGCCGATGGTAGCCTGACCCCAGGCTCGCTGGCGACCGAGCTTGACCCACTTGACCTTACTCTTTTGGCGGCGTTTCGTCATGGTCGTTAGAGCGTACGGAATCCCGTACCTTGTCGGCGAGCCACCATAGCCCTAGGCCGGCGGCGATGATCAGGGTTCCGCCGGCAGCGTACTCAAAATATGGGCTGTCGATTATGAACGGCACCGCGCCGCAGAAGGCTCCGCAGAGGAGGAGGGGGAGTCCGATTTTCGGGCCGAGGAAGGCGGTGGTCAACGCACCGACGACGGCGAGGCCGGCACCGACGAGCGTCCACGTCTGGGCGGAGGCGTCCTTCTTAACCCGTTCGATTTCGGCTTGGAGTTCCTTGATACGGACATCCTTTAAATTGGACACCCTCTTGGCTTCAGATTGGTCGGCTTCTAATTTCTCCCATGCCTTGTTGACGGCGGTGGCGAGCTGGCGACCGAAGGCCATCTGCTTGGCGTAGTCGATTTCGCTACCCTTGGCTGCGCGAGCCATGCTGAAGGCGACGTCCGCCTCGGGGGGAGGGGGGAGGTAAGACTGGGCTAGACGGGACTCGGCGACGACCACCTTGGGCTTGTCTGCGTTACGCTCGATGGCGACGAGGGCGGCACCGACCCGGTGATCCGTCTTGTCTAGGTCTTTGCCGAGGCTCTGTACGACGTCCGGCTTGGTCGGGGCGTCGGGCTGCTTAGGCAGCGGCTCGTCGAGGGGCTTGGACGACTTGCAACCAGCCAATGCCACCCAGGCGATGACCAGAAGAAGCCGCATAGGTCAGCGTCCCTTGAGCGCGTCGAGAGCGGCCTTGCCCTTGGCCTCCAGCTCGGAGGCTTTGGCGGCGTGTTTCCGCATGACGAGCAGACCCGTGATTAGGCCGGCGATGAAGCCGATTGCGATGCAGATTAGGTAGGTCATAGGTTATTAAACGCCAAATGATTTGAAAGGCAGGGATGCTACAGCTCCTTTGTATGCAATAAAGTATTCGCTAAGTGGCGGGTCACTTAAATAAACCTCAGTAGTCCAAGTTGCTCCATACGGATTCGGGTTCCAAGTAAATGTGGAGCCGTTTACTGTCACGTCGTTTCCAAAGTTCGTCTTAGTGAAAGCGGAAACTCCATTAAACTCGATAAACATCTGCCCCGGTGCAGTACTGATGTTAAAGATTGCCCCCGTAATCATGTCAGCAATTGCTTGGTTGGCAGAATACGAAGGAGGGGGTGGCGGAACTGCCGCCGTGGTCTGCGTCGTGCCGTCGCCGAACATGATGCCGTTCGTATCGACCTTGAGCGCGGCGGTCGTATCCGGGGCGACGCCGATGCCGACCTTGCCGTTGGCGTCGACGACGAAACGGGTGGCGTCAGGGGACGTGCTGTCCTCGACTTCGATGGCGTTTGCCGTTCCGAGCTGAGTGACACGCAGGGCAGCGGTCGATGACGAGGTCGTGTTGATGACCATCTGGCCCGTGAACGTGTTGAACTGGTTCAGGACGGGAACGTTGTAATTAATCCCGCCAGTCCGATAGGTGATTTTAGGGGAAGCAGCGTTTGAAATCCAGAGATCGCCGTTGGCCGCGCTGGCGGGAGCCGAGTCGCATTGACCCCCGAGGTTGATGCTCGGAGTCGAGGCAGCAATCGTGGCCATATTGACCTTGCCCGTGAACGTGGCCCCGGAGAGGTTCGCCTTCAGGTTCAAAGCGTTCTGGAGGTCAGTCTGGCTGGAAAGAGTCCCTGTAATTCCGCCCCAGACAGCACCGCCGGCTGCGGCCTGGTTCTTCCAAAGGCCAGTCACGCCGTCGTAGGTCAGCACCTGACCCGTCGAAGGGGTCGTGATGAGGACGTCATGGAGTTCGTCGAGTTCGTAGCCGTTTTGAACGGCCACCAGAATCGTGCCGAGCGTCGGGTGCGAGCGGATGACGATGCCCACATAGACCATGTGCTGCGGAGCCACGGGCTTCGTGGTCGTCCACGTTCCGGGGGTCGTCGGGGACAGGTAAAGTTGGACGCCTTCGGTCAGTCCAGAAGTGTTGATGTTCTCCAGCATTCCGCGCACGATGACGAAGCCCGTGCCGTTGTTAGCGATGGCCGTCTTGACGAAGCCCATCGTCTGGGCAGAGTTCTGATCGTTGTTCGCCTGGGCGAGCGTGATAAGAGGAAGGTTGCCCGTGGCACCCGAGATGTAGACGATGGAGCCGGCGGGAATGGTCACCCCGGACTGGTTACGGACAAGGACTTCAAGGTTCTTCGCCACGGCGGTGCCGGCGGCGAGTTCCTGCTGGACGAAGGCCGTGGTGGCGAGCTGGGTCGACGACGTCAGGGTCGGCTGGGTCACGCCGATGGTGCCAGTCGGAAGGCTCGGCGTACCCGTGAAGACCTGCGAGTTGATCAGCGCGTAGGGCAGCAGAACTGACGAATTGAACGCCGTCGTCTGAGACGTGGAGTCAGGGAAGGTGATTGAACCGTTCTGAAGGACAAGACCCTGAGTCATGTCCAAGTAGTTCGTCAGGATGCCGTCGCCGATGAAGACTTGATTCTGGAATAAACCGGCGTAGCCCCCAGCAGCGATGGAGATAGAGTCGAAGTTCGGATTCGGGCTGATGCTGACCGTCTGGGTGACAGAGTCGTAAGCCAGCGGCGCGGTGGCGAAAGCGATGCCAGAGGTTCCGGGGACACCCTGCGGGCCTTGAGGGCCAATATCGCCTTGGTCTCCCTTATCGCCCTGCGGGCCTTGGTCTCCCTGATCGCCCTTGTCGCCTTTCGGGCCTTGGTCACCTTGGATACCTTGAATGCCTTGAATGCCTTGGATGCCTTGGATGCCTTGGTCACCTTGGTCGCCCTTGTCACCTTTATCACCCTTATCACCTTGGATACCCTGAATACCCTGAATGCCTTGGATACCCTGAATACCCTGATCGCCTTGGTCACCCTTGTCGCCCTTCACGCCTTGAATACCCTGAATGCCCTGTGGGCCTTGAGGGCCGGTCGGGCCGGCGGGGCCAGCGAACTGGACTTCAAAGGCGGCTTGGTCGTTGATGCTGATCGTGAAGGACATCAGTTAGAAACTTTGTTAGGGGTGACGTTGGGAAGAATCTCCAGGCGGACGGTGGCCGAGTAGAAGATTTCGGTCGTGTTCTCGTAGAACTTGATATCCCAGTAGGCCGTCCCGGGGTGCCATTCCTGCGTCTGGTTGTAATAGACGGTGAAAGTCGTGGGGCTGGTAATGGCCACGTCTAGGTAGAAGAGCTTGTTCCGGGCGTCGCGCAGCGCGGTGACGATGGTCACCCCGGTCAGGTCGGCAGGCCAGCCTGGTTCGGTCGTATAGGTTCCGGCACCGTTGAAGGTTACCCCCTGCTTGAACTGATGTTGGGTGCAAGACATGGTTTGCCGTTTGGGTTTAGCCGTATGTCAATACCCCCTAAAAGGGTCAGAACCCCGTCAATTTGCCGATATCGTAAATCTCAGTCCCGCCTGGGGGCTGATCGGAAAGGGTCTGTCCGCCTTGGTTCACATCATGTGCGTCCGCAGTAATGATGAATGTGCCAATGTCCGTATCCAATGCCTCCCCTATGAGCTGAAGGAAGTCATGGTTGTCGACCGTCCTGTTCGGGTATTGGATTCCGATGCTCCACCCGGTATAAATGATAGGGGGTTCTGGTACTTCCTGACTGTTATTGGAAATGGTATAGTATGGCGGTGGGCCGTATGTATCTTGACGGAATAGGGAGCCGCTATCCCATTTGAAGAACTTAGGAGGACTTGCTACGCTCAAAGGCCATTGCCTTGAGAATTCTGTATATGATGCGTTCCAAGTGAATGCGTTAAGCACAAGCGGAGAGCGCATCGAACCCCAAGTCGGCCCTGATGGGTTGAACCCACCTACCTTTGGCCCGCCAATGCGGGAGGCCATCAGACTCCCGCCCAGTAGTAACGGGCGGTGTCCGTGCCGATCTTAAGACGCTCGGCCCAGACAGAGCCGGAGATTGTCTGGTCGACGGTGAAGGTATCGGGGTCGCCGACGTTCCGCGCCATGCCCATGAGGATATAAGCATACTCGTCCGTGTCCGTGAGGGCGGTCGGGGACTGGACGATGGTCGGGTAGTACACGTCCGTAACGTCCGTGACTGGGAAGATGGGGTTGTTGGAAGCATACGCTTCCGTTCCCATGCGGAGGTAGATGAAGGTGTCGCCCGTCGTGAGGAAGTCGATGGTAGCGGGGAGCAACATCCCCGAGCCTGGTTCATCAAGCGGCACAAGGTTGTTGGCCATGCCCGAGCAGACGTTCGCACGGAAGAGGAAACTCTCCCCGCTGGCAACGGTGAACGGGTGGAACTGGAACGGATGCTCGCAGGCGTTGTCGTCCTGATTCGCGCAGCTCGCCGGGATGAGGTAAGAGTAGTTCAAGGAAGTCCAGTCAGCGGGGCCGATGAATTCTTGGAACCATTCTTCCGTAACTGGCGTAATCTCCTCGAAAGCGTTAAGGTCATTGGAATTGACGATATCAGCCCATGCCTTAGGCTCCGTGTTCTTATTCAGGTTGTACGGGTCGTTGGTCTCGTTCAGATCGTCCTGATTGCACAAAGTTGTTCCGTTGAACAGGCACGGAATCTGGAGGTCGATAGGGCCAAGGATGTGTTGGTCGATGGTAAGTATGATACCGCCAGAAGTCGGGTCTAATACCGCAGTCACGATGCCGATGAGTTTGACCGAGTATCCCCACTTGACCGGGTTGAACCAAGTCGTGTGGCAGTTGCCCCAGTCGCCAGAAAGGCCGGTCGACGTGGCGTCGTAGCCGGTCATCTTATGCATATTCGTCTTATTGACGTACTCCGACGGGCCGGTCTCCGAGAAGATGGTATTCTCGATGGAGTCTCCAGACTTGAAGATGGACACGAAAGGAACCTCGGCATTCAACAGCGCGGAGTCGGTGTCGTCGTTCGACTGGTTGATGTCGAACTTGCTGATCGTGACGTAATAGGTGCCAGCCGAACCGATGTTATAATAACCGTTGGACTCCATCCAGATGGTGCCTGTATCAAGACCCTGCGTAGCCGTTACGCCCGTTCCTAGGACAGCCGTCTTGAAGAGCCAAGCCTGACGTTGGTCGCTGTGACCACCTAGGCGTACCCGGGGCATATTGCTCTGGGTGAAGTTGACCGTCCCTTTGGCCAGCTTGAGTTTCTGGGCGAAGACGCCTGGGCTGATCTCGATGCTAACGACCTCCAACTGGTACTGCTGGTAGAACGTAGCCGCCGCGCCGCTGCCGTCCTGCTGGTAGACTTGATTAGGAATGCCGTAGGCCACTCCTCCTCCCGTAGACATGAACTGCACATCGTTCGACATCATCGGACGAGACTTGTCCGCAGAGCCAGCGAGCAGGTTCAGCTTTGATGCTGAAAGCGGCTGACCCGGCGCGAACGATCCGTCCAAAGAACCGCTGTTGAATCCAGTCAGAGACCTCATGCGACCATCGTTGGGTAAACGTCAGGATCCCAGCCGGAAATGCCAGACATGGTGAAATCCATCGTGACTTTGTAAATTCCTCCGAACTGCTCGACCGAGCAGGAGGTAATCAGGAAGCCTCGGTTAATCTTGGAATCGTATAAAGCCGTGTACTGGAAGTTGCCTGAGTAACCGTTGTCTTTAGCAAGTTTTCGGTAAGCCTCAGGCATACCCATGCTGGTTCCGTCGGTGCAATATCCGACATAAGAAGCAATATCCAAGGCTGCGACCTCGCTGGCCATGTACCAGAGTCCGCGCAGCGTCAGGGACGGCTTGTAGTAGTTCTTGATGCCAGCCTTGATGTTGATGTTGCCGGCAGCGTACTCTGCTGGGTCTTGGTTGGGCAGGAAGCCCACGAACTGCTGGCCTTGGGTTGCACCATTATTGGCTACCTTGGGGGTCCATAGTGCGCGGTTAGGATTAGTGGCAACATTAGGATCCCAGCCAGAAGCAGAAGGGAATCCGGCAAGCACATTACCAGGC